AGTACTGCGTTACCATACTCAGCAAGAGTAATGGTTGTGTATGTTGGGGTAGCCAGTGCTACTGCATCTGGGTCAACTGCTTCAGTCAGAGTTGCGGTCTGTTGAGTCAGGTCGACATAGCGTTGCAATACAACTGAGGAACCCGGAATGCTCTGACGAGCAGGGGTCTTATCTGCGACTTGGCGGATAAGTGGCTGTACACGAAGCGCGAATTCGATAAGACGGTCATAAGCCTTTTGGACTAGACCAGCGCTTCCTACTGTACCTCCGAGTGTTGAGGACCCGGTGGAGGTATATGCGTTTGCCATTTGTTGCACCTCCTTATGAGGATGTTAGATTCGGTTGATTAAAAATTCCCAGATTGAATCATGGCGATAATCTCTTCTGCACTAGTGGCATCATTGATTCGCTGGAATCCATCCTGAGCTCTGTCGGGTGTTAGTGCACCCTGAGTAACAATGTCCTGTTGGCGTAGTGCCGCTAGGTCAGCTTGTTGTTGAGGGTCTGCCTGAGACTTAGTTTCTAATCCAAACAAATCAGCGTTATCATCGAGCCAGTGCGAGACTGACTCCTCGTTAACATCTGTTAAGTCATTAAGTATTAGACGTGCTGCCTTAGGGTTGACACCCTTTTGATTTAGGACTTCTTTGACAACTCGCTCACGCTGCACCTTGGATAAACCCTCAAGTTGCTCAGTGAGTTCTTTGATACGCTTTTCATCAGCGCGTTTTGCTTTACGTAACTTCTTTAGCAGGTCGCTTCCGTCGTTACTATATTGCGGCGCTTCGTCTTCCATATCGAAGTCGTCGTCATCTTCCCAATCGTTTGTTGCCATAGCAACCGTTCTCCCATTCTGTTAGTTGTATCGCAGACCTCATCAAAGTTTGGGGAAACTATGATGGCTTCTACTACCAGTCTTAATACGCTGCGTGGTGCTGGTCTATCCACGACAGGAATCTATTTAGAACTTACCTTGAATTGACTTTCCAAGGGAACCGCTATACCCGGCACCAACGTTGGCTCCTATAACGCCAGAGCGTCCAGCGAAAGAACCTTCTTCTAGTTGCTTAAGAGCAAGACGTTTACGTTGTGCTTCTGCTGATGTACCTGTTCCAAAGACTTCAGACTCGGCGGTTGCTTGGTCATATTTCTGACCGTATATCTGACCCAACTTGTTAGCGGTTGGCAGTATGTCTCCTACTTTACCGTAGCCAGCAATGGCTTGTTGTTGGGTAACTCCAAACTTAGCCAACGCTTCTGCGTTAGCAACATTAGTAGTCAACCCTTGGTCAACAGCGGCAGCACCAATCTGTGCTGCATTTGTTTTCTGTTGAAGAGCAGCAAAGTTATTGGTTGGGTCTAGGTAGTACTTGACTAAATCGTTTGAGTTAACGTTATAGAAAGATTGTAGTTGAGCCTTGATTTGTGGGTCAGCGTTTTGTACTGTATCTACTACAGTCTTAACTCTATCTGCAAACTCAGTAGCCGATATGTCTCCACCTATAGCGGCAGCCATACCTGCTTGTCTTGTCTTAGCATCTGTACCGTAGTAGTTTTTTAACCCATACGCGGTGAGGGTATTCTGATAACTATCTTCCATAGATAGATACTGTGCTTCAGTCAAAGCATTCATGCCTGCCTTAACGCGGGCTACGTTACCAGCAAATCTTGTTTGATATTCAGGGGTTTGCTTTAGAAGCAAGGTGGCTTCATTGGGACCAATGTTTTGCTTCATGTAATCTGCAATTTTGGTAGCCAAACTGCCTAAACCATATTGGTTAAAAACATCTTCAATAAGTTTAAAAGCATCTTGCTTAACTGCTGCATCTTGTTGTGCTTGCAGTTTAGCCAAAGCATCAGTAGTAGCACTAGTATTAGTATCGGTAGTACTACCGTTTTGTTGTATTGGGTTTTGATTAGACTGAAACTTCCAACCACCAGTATCTGTTCCGCCTACCCATACAGGAGTTGTGCCTGCTGGAGCATCAGGAACTACTGACTTATTAGTTAAAGGATCTGCTGCGCGAACTGCTTTGGTTTCAGTTTTAGCGGCTATTTTTTCAGTTGCTGCTACTGCTGCTTGTGCTGCTGCAATAGACGCGGGTGTAACTGCTGTTGGCTTTGCAACTGGAACTGCTTTAAGTCCAGATAGAACATCATATCCTGTAGTTGCCATTAGCCCATGAATCCAAACTGCTTAAGAATTGTATTAGCGTAGTTAGACGCTTCTTCTTTTGCGTTCTGTGTAGTAGCCCAACGTGAGTCGTTGCGTAGCATTATATTAAAATCATTTAAACTCATAACACCATCCTGAGATTTGCCATTAGCATCTTTGTTTTGCAAAGCCTTTACAACAAAAGGGTCATCGGCTTTAACTGATGTCCAAGGAACCTCTAATGTCTTCTGCATTTGTTGAGCATAAAGGTTTCCAATTGAACTAATCTTTACGCCTTGGTTAATCATGTTGGCTAGGTTTGGATAAAGACCTATTGCCATGCTCTTGATGTTTTGTTTTTCCATATCAAGGGTTTTAATTCCTACAACTCCACCGGCACTCATCTTGCCATAGATATCATTCTTAGCTATATCTGCTGTGTAGTTAGTTAATCCATAGTCAGCAGCAGTGGCTAGCAAGTCGGAGATACCTTGAGCAATAGAACCATTGGTTTTCATTAACTCATCTGTAGACATCTTCTGTACAACAGGAGCAACTACTGAATTTAATATACGATCATGGTCTGCTTGGGTTAAGCCACCAGCCCCAATAGTTTGATCTTTGGCTGTGGTTGCCTGTGAATCTGGACCAGTGATAGTAGTGCTAGATGCTTTACGGGTAATAGTGGCTTTGTTTTCTTCAGTATTAAGTTGGTCTAAGTATGCTTTCTTTTCAGCAGCAGTAGCCTTGCGACCTATCTGGTCAAACATAAAGTTATCTAGTTCGTAATAAGCCTGAGCTGGACTAGTTAAAGCAGAGGTGGTGGTAGTAGTAGTTACGCTACCGCGTTTACCAATAGCAGCAGCAGACCCAGCAGAACTATTTACCCATGTTCCGAAGGGTTGGAAAGCATTAGCTTCTCCATCAGCAATCTTAGTTAATTGGTCAGCATTGAAGTCAATGATGTACCTTCTAAGACCTTCATTAAATGCAGCAGCGTTATTAGAAGTAAACCCTTTTTGACTTAAATATGTAGCATCATACATTTTCTTAGCAACAGCACTGGTAATACCAGACTTCTTTATGTCTGCTCTAAATGCGTTGATTGCTTCTTGTGCGCTTAATGTACCCCGCCAGTTACCTTGTGGGTCTACATAAATATAGGCTGGTTTACCTGGACCTGATGGATGAAGGGCTGTTGTTACGACAACAGTCTTCTGAGTTAATGGGTCAATGTCTACTCGGTACTCAGCTGTGGGACCAGTAAGTTTACTTAAGTCTTTATCTGCTGCCATTGGTTACTGACCCTTCTCTAATACTAAGTTTTTCTCAGGAGCATATGAGTTCATAATTGCTTTAAATACATAGGCGTAAGCCTCGTTAACAGCAGGACTTAGTAGTGCTAACTTTTTAATATTAGCTTCTACTATCTGCCTTCTTTCAGATTTAAGAACCGCAGCATCGCCGGAATCTTTGACGTATGGGTCCTGAGCATAGGTAGTCAGGCTATCCATTTCTTGAATAGCAGCCTTCATAAACTTCTTATCTGTCTTGTTTATAGGTGCGTCTGGCTCTTGTAATACCTGACGGATACCCTCAAGAGTAATCTCATCTTGGCTCTTACCCCCGCCTGTTTGTGGCTGTATAGCCTTGGCTAGGTACGGATTAGAAGCCAACATATCTTGACGGTCTTGAGTTGCTTGTTTAATGATGTCTTGTCTTAGGCTTAGGTCTGAAGTCTTAGCCAAGTCTTCTTTTTCCTTAGCGCCAATACCAAAGTAAGTAGATGTTTGCTCTGAAGTCATAGCCCTTATTAGGTAATCACCCATGCTCTTTGAAGATATTAAGTTCTGACCCTGCATCCAAGTGTAAACATTGGTGTTAAATTGACCTATCTGTGGGGCAAATACCCATGCTGCATCACCATGTTTGTCTATAAAAGACTGGTGTTTTGTAGCCCAATCTTTAACTTCTTGGGTCATGTTTACCAGAACTTTATAGTTCTTATCGCTACGAGATACAGTATCTACTAACAAGCCTGGGTTCTTGCCACAGAATATAGCGGTTGCTAAAGCATATGGGTCTTGTACATCAGTACCATAGGTATCTTTAACTGATTGAAGTATCTTATAGAACTCACCGCGTAGGCTGATAGCCCCTATATTCTTGTAGTAATCAGGTAGTCCTTTTGATTCCTGTAGTGAAGGATTGATTGGACCAAGACCAAGTATTGCGCGGACAACTAAAACGTTATGTGTTCCTATACGAATAGCTTTTTGATAATTATACTTTTCTTCATCCGTTGGGTTAGGCGGTAACTTCTGTCCAAAGGCTTGCATATAAGCTATAGCAGAAATACCAGCACTAACATATTCTCGGTTAGCATCATAAGGACTTAAGGCTTTATAGATGTTGTCAAAGAACATAGGCACTAGTGCTTTACGAATACTTACGTTACTACCTATAGGACCAAGGGCTACATTGTTAAGGGCTTCACCTGCTTTGGTTGCTCCTGGTTGTAATCTTTCAGGAAGAGAACCAAGTATTGCTTTAAAACCAGTAACAATAACACCAGCAAGTGGTCCACCTAGCATTGGCTGACCAGCATCATTAGCAAAAGATGGGTTGGAAAGTTCTAACTTCATCTTGATGTCATCAAACTGTGGTACTTTAAAAGTGTTACCTTGTGGGTTATCGTAGAGTTGACCAACAACAGCCGCTACGGCTGTATTAAGAACAACATCACCTGGAAAAACAAAGTAATCTTTACCTTGTTGGTCTTGATAGATAGACCCAGAAGCATCAATTGCGTGATGTGCTAGCTTGATACGGTACAAAGAAGTCAAAGGACGTTCTTTAATTGTACGATAAATACGGCGTTGAAAGTCTTCGTTAGCACGGAAGAAGCGACCAAGCATACGGATAGATACTGAGAAGTTACTTCGAACTGCTGGGTTATCTGCATACTTTAATAGACTTGATGCAGCATTTTCCATAGCATGTCCGGTTGCCCAGCGTGCTGCGTTTTCTCTTGCCTGTGCTTCTACTTGAGCCTTAGGCATGAAAGGGTCAGCCTCAGATATCAGGGCTACCTGTTGCTTGCGAACCGCATTCTCAAGACCTTTGTACTCTCTGCGTAATCTTGTGTAAACAATTTCTAAAGCAGGCTGACGGAAGATAGAGTTAACTTGCTTATCCATTGCTTCAAGAGTAAAGTTTTTAAAGCGGCTCCATCCACCTTCTTGTTCTTCTCCTTCAAAACCAGGGAAGTTAAGGCGAGTGTTTATCTCACCAGTAGGCTGATGGTCAACTGTTGCTTTTTCAAAGTCGGCAAAATCAATACGACCAATGGCTTTCTCCCATTTGTTCTTAATGGTAAAGCCTTTACGAGCTTCTTCTTCATTAAGGTCAAACCTATGCTCGTTAATAAGGTTCATTAACTTCTGATTGTAAGCATCTTTGCCGCCATGAAATACTAGGCGTAGGTCTGCAAGCATGGTCTCAATATGAATTCTTGCAATCTCAACATCACTTAATCCTGCTTGGCGATGGTAAGATGTGTATCCAAATTCATTTACAAACTTATGTAGACGTTCTTCGTTCTTAACCTCAAAGTCAATAGAGTCTTTATATTCAACTCCTACATCTTTAAGGAGCATCTTTGTAGCGCGTTCCATGTCATCCGGGTAACCGCTACGAATACCCTTGTTAGCAAAGAATGCTTCTACTGGACTGAAACGTTTGCCGGCAATATCTACTGTGTTATGGGCAAAACGTAGTAAGAAGTTATCAAAGTGAGCAAGAGTTAGCCACCTATTGTTTACTTTCTTTAAGTCAGCAACAGAACGTTTATCAAAATTTCTGGTTATATCTATACCAAGGTCTTCAGACGCTTTATCTATTGCGCTTAAACTAAACATTGGATTCTTAAACTCATCTGCTGCAAACTTGCCAGACATGCTGGTACGTGCAGTCAAAGCACTAACTTGCCCATCCATAAAGTGTGGGCTGTACATCATTGCTTCAATAATATGTTGCTTGTCTGCTGTTTTAGCTCCGCGGAATATGCTATCCCAAGCACGTTGAGCAGTTGCTGCTCGGATTTGTAGATGAGATAGTTCTTCTATTGAAACATCCCTGCCTAATTTACTAGATAGTTCAGCAGCAAGGTCATCTATAATCTTTTGGCGGTCAGCAACAGTAAGATATTTACTTGGGTCTCCCTTGCCAAATGCTTTATGAAACATCCGACGGGTTATTCCAGTAGATTCTGGAGAACCTGCAAACATACTGAGGACTCTGCCCTCTTTGCGTCCACCACCCATAAGAAATCTTGATACATCTTCAACAGGTGCTGTTAATAAAAATTGAAATATTTCATCTGAAGAACCGCGAATACCAAGGCGTGGGAATAATGTACCCCAAGCCCAGAAATCTGTATATTCTTTTACAAGTTTAGATTTATGTACGCCATCTAAAATATCTGGAATAGTAGTATGGGTAATTTTACCTTCTTTTATTCCTTTAACTGCTTGCTTATAGCCAGCAATTGCTTTCATGTGGTCAAGCGCTATTTCGTCCAAAGAACCAATAGCATCTGTTAATTGAAACGGATGAATAGCACCACGGTTTGGTACAACAGCAACGTCATTATTCCATTGAACGCTGTGTTTGCTCATAACTCCAGCAAGTTCATTGCTGACTTCTGTAACAGGAGTAGTACCAAAACCACCACGGTCATTGAAAGTTCTATCAAGTACCTTAGTAATAAAGTTTTTTCCTTGCTGAATTCCTTCTAATCCGGCTTGTTGCATCCGTGCTGCATACATATTTCGAACAAAAGCAATTTGCTCATCTTTAGATGCTTCACGATATAACTGACCTAAAACTTCTGCCATGTCTCTTGGAACAATCATACGCAAACGACCAACCAAAGTTGGCAAAGTTTTGTAAGCGTCTTCTCCGTATAGGATTACACCGCGTCCTGCGTTACGAGCGGCAAGGTTACCAATTCTAAACCCTAATCTTTGAAGACGACTAATGTCTTTGTCGTATTTAGTTAAGTCAGCAATAGCTGGGTTAACACCTTGGTCAGCAATCTTACCAACTTGAGCAAGAATTTCAAACGCTTGTTTACCTTGAGCTTGCAATTCTTGTACAGTTTGACGAACGCTGCTTTTTCCTACTATAGGATTAAACATAGCATCAGCAACAGCGGCTATACCGCCACTTAAATGACGTTGATTACGTGCGGTTGCTACACCATTGCGATAGAAAGTAGTACCGTCTACGCGACCAGACCCTAAAAGGCTGGTGTTTTTAGCATTTTCAAAAAACTTCTGTGCGCTGGCAGCATCATAAACCTGATGTTCTTTGCTTGCCATAGTTTCAATGGTAGGAATATGGTAATAACCAGGGGCAACTTCTTTAATTTTATTAAGAGCAACAGAGCGTTCGGCTGCTGTCTTGGCTTCAGCATATTGCTTGATAGCAGGACCGGCAGAATTGTTCCATAATTGTTGTACTGTTGGTTCTTTAAATACATCAGCAACACCTTTTTCAAGGTTGTTGTTAGCAATAGAAGCCTTTAGGCTTTCATTTAACTTTGCACCTAGCATAGGTTCTTTAGAACCACCCATGGTTAGGTAAGTTAGTGGATCAATTAAAACTTGATAAAGTCCATCAATAGCACCAGATGCTTTGTTTTTAAAATTTTTGTTAACTTCATAAACTTGCTTTTTGTAAGCAGCGTCTGTCTGACCAACCATTTGATAAACCTTAGGAGGTTGACCCATGATTGCTCTAGTTAGTTTAGCAACAATACTTCCATTACCTTGCTGGGTTGCTTCATTGTAATCGTATGCTTGACGAACAGCAGAACGACCAGGAGCAAATCGAGCCATCTTAACAGCGTCAATAATTGGAGTAAAATACTTAGGGTCATCCAAAGATGAAGCAATAGCGTTAAACAAATCAGGACTAGGTTGTCCGTTGTTGTAACTTGAAAGTATTTCACCAAATGAATTACCGGCAACAATACCTTTGGCTACTGCAATATTGGCTTCGCCGTATTGGTCGGTAAGTTTTTGTAAGTCATTAGGGTTGTATAAATCTTTACCGTTGTGAGCAACGCTCCAAGTTTTACCAGAAAATAAAGGTTGCTTGGCTGTGGTTGTTTCAAAAGTAGCACGACCAGGGGCATTAATTAATTTGCTGTATTCACCAGCAAGGGCATAACCGCCAACACCAACAGGGCTAAGCACGCCTTTCCAAGCAGCTTTACCAAGGTTAGCAATATCTGTCCAAAGACCAGGCTTTGGTTGCATATACTTTTCGTTAGGAAAAACAGTTTTAAGTTCTAGTTTAGCCTGAGGGGCTAACTTGCCATACTCTATACGAGCGTGGTCGGTATCTAACTTGCGTAAGTCCATACCTTTTTTGTACGCAAAAGAAACTTGTTCAACTATGTTTTGTTCTTGCTGGGTTGCTCCAGCATTCTTCAAAGCATTGTAAATGTCTGGCGATATTTCGGCTACTACCGGTTTGATTGGAGGTAACTCAGCCATTAGTTACCGCTATCTGCGAGCCTACGATACAAAAGTTCTGCCATTCCAGAGTCATCAAATTGTGCTAGCCGACGCATAGTCATGCTAGGAGTGCTCTGAATATTAGGCAGAGATGGCATTGCTTCAGAGCCAGGACCAGGACCTATGTTAACGCCTGTAGTAATTGGTTCATTAGGACGCATAGTTGGTGCACTTAATGGAACTAATTCAGGAGCAGGAACAGAAGTAACAGGATTACCTGCTAATGGAGCAGATTGCTCATTAGCCATATTCTCTCCACCTTTGCCATAGCCAAGTCCAGGCATGTATTTAGGTGCTTGAGTATTAACAGGTGAACTCATACCTTCAGTTGGTCCGCCATCGGTACGCTTTGATAAAGCACCTGGACCAGATACTGGAGCGGGGGTTCTTGGTTGGCGATAACCGCCTTGTTGTCCTGCCATTAGTCCTCGTCCTCATCTAATAAATTTTGGATATCGTTTTCAGTTGGGGCTTTATATGAAACCCAATCAGGAAAAGATTCTTTTGTTGCTACAAGCCACAGCGCATCTTCAGATTTAAAACCTGCCTTGCGTAAAGCTTTGTTATATTCATGTAGCCAAATACAGTACATCTCTAGCGGGCTGTAAGATTCATCGGCAACTGTCTTTGGTTTTGCTATTCTTCTTCTTTGAGTTGCCATGATTTACTCCTAACCTACTTGACGACGATTAATTGTTCTTACGCTTGCGTTTGCTTTACCGCTTGCATTCATGCTGCTAAGTAAGCTTTGTAATTCTGGTCGTTGGGATTGAATTCCTGGTCCTCTAAGTGGTGGACCTTCTGGTTCTCCTTGACCGATAGGGGTTTCTGAAGGAGCGCCTCCTACTGGCATACCGGGAGCAGAAGGGACGGACGGCTGCTCAACCGTTTGTTGCATACCAGCAGGAGGATTCTCGGGTGCGAAGACTTCTGTAATAACGTCTTCGAGTACTCTTCCACGCTGGCGTTGCTTGATAACTTCAGCAACTCTGGTAATAATTAGAGTTGGGTCTTGTCCTTGGGCAGCCATTTGCGGAATTGCTTGAGTGTAAGCCTGAAGTGCACCCATCAAAGATGAGCGCAGGTCTTCAGTTTCAATCTTCTCTTGCTCCAATGTAACGTTGACATTAAATGGCAATTCACGCATAGCCATGTCTTTGGAGATTAGTTTTCCGCCCAATGCCTGCAACATAAAAATAAGTCCTTGTGCTGGGTTAAGACCAGCAAGCATGCCATAGCGAACATCAGCAGAGTAGTCTTGCTTGATATCCTTGCTTGGCAAATATGTAATTGAGTATGGGGAACCAGCATCAGTTCCACGAATAGTCTTTTCTTCGTTGAATATCTTCTCATCTACCTCAAAGCAAAGAGAGATAACATCTCGCAATGCGGTAGTAAAGATAGCTTGAGCAGATTTAATCTGGCTGTCGAAAGCGCCCATAAGGGCTTCAACTCCTGCACCAGTAACGATAGATGCCTTCATGTTTCCACTGCGTGCCTCTGGATATCGGGCACCCATACGAAGTTCTTCGTTTAATACTTGCTGCTCATTAAATGCGCCGGCTGGAATTTCCAAAGCAACACGACGTACACCTTGTGGGTTAGCAGTACGAATAACTGCATCTCCACCAAGTTGTAGTTCTTGTACATCGTTAGGCAATACGATTGGTGCTTGAACGGATTTCTCTGCGGCTTCCATAGCCATAAGAGCAAATCGGTTACGCAGTAACTGAATACCTAGCACGTCGTCGAATTGTCCACGTAGTTCGCCATCAACGCTTGGACGCTTTGCAATGATAACCATCATCTTACCCAGTGGGTTAGGTGCTTGGCTCAATACAAAGTTAGAGCGGGATGGTAAATAAAGAACGCTTTGGTCTTTATCGTAGTACCTAATCATTTCAAGCATGCCGTTCATATCTTGCTTGTAACCACTAGGTCCTAGGATTTGGCGTTCAAAGTCAGGGAACTGGGCGACCAGTTCTCCTAGCGTCATCGAGTAACGCTTAACAAAGGCTATGCACCGACCGTAGCGATCAAACTCCGGATAAGCTCCGACTGGGTTTTCTAGGCGTATGCGTGGCAGCTTTGCTTCCTCGTCCAGTTCAATAATGAAAGGGAGGAATCCATATGTAACAAACATGTCCGCACCATTGAACATGTTAACTTCCATCTCTGAATGACGGAAGTAGTTCGAGGCGATGCGAGTACGCTTATCTGCAAAGGTACGGGCACGGTCTGAAGTTTGGTTAACTGCCGAGCAATTAATTGCTGGCAGAGGTGCAATCATTTCCGCAAGGTCGCGGGCAACAACGTCAATGAAGTTGGCGACTACGTTCTGGTCAATACCATCTGGAAAGAAGTTAGGGTAGACTTGTGAAATCTTTCCCTGACGTACCATCTGGACGTCTTGATTACGCATATCACGTGAAGTGTTGCGATAGCGCAACGACTGTACACGTGATATTACTTGTGGAATTGTTAACATCTAGTTGTCCTTATTTGTTTTTAGTAGAACTTGGTTTAATAATAGGAGTCTTTAATACCAATCCACCAACATTTGCAATTGACATATTGTTTGCTACATCCGAATGACCACCAGCATGGTGCCCACCTAGGATGCCAGGCTTAGATAATGATTGTGCTTTGCGAATTTCTACGTCAGCTTGAGCAGCACGGGCATCAACTTCACGACGAGCTGATGCTTCGTTCATTGGGTTTGCTACTCTAGGAAGAACATAAGAACTTGATTGTGATTGCTTGTATTGTCGGTTTGCTGCGCCTGTTTGTTGTTTAGCATCTAAAACGCGTTGAGCATTAGCACGACGTTGAGCAGCACGGGCAGCAAGATTTTGTTCTTCTCTAGTTTTAATAATACCTTGAGGTGCGTTCTTTGGAGTAACGTTTGTGGCTACTGGACCTTTATCTTGACGTGCGGTTCTTTGCTGAACTACGTTTTTAATATCTCGAGCAGTTACACCAACACCAGGACGTCTAACGTTAGCACCTGGCTTAGAAACAATACCGCCTAGTTCTGTACGTGTACTTGTTCCGCTATTAGTGGTACCACGTGATACTGGCTTAGGGGCAGCCTTAGCAGTTAAAGATTTTGCCAGACCAGCTTTGGCAGCAGAACGTTTTTCAAATGCTGCTTGAGCAACTTGTCCTGGAGTTTTCTTACCAGCAAAAGAAGCAATCTTTTGTACAGGTTGTTTAATAGACACCTGTGCGCGTTCGCGTGAAGATAAACCAGTTCCGGAATTTACTCTTAATATTTTGGCAGGAGCAGGAGCGTTAGTAGGACGGCGCCCTACTGTTGCCTTAGCAATTGCTCGCGCTTGAGATGGTGTAACTTTAGCCATAGTTATTTGTTCTTTGTAGAGGTACGTTTGATGATAGGAGTCTTGACTGTAAAGCCACCTAGTTTAATAGCAGCCATGACATCTGAGTGACCGCCAGCATGCTGTCCACCTAGGACACCGCCTGCACCTTGAAGGGTTGATGTTTTTGACATAACTTCACTGCCTAGCTGATAACGTTCTGCTGGTCCAGGACCTCTGCCTGCTTCTTTAGTAACAGATGGACCTTCTTTTTGAACAATACGAGCCGCGGTTGCCATTTGATCTTTACGAAGAACATTTGTTGTTTGACCAGGTCTAACGTTTGCTTGAATTTTTTTTGCAACATTTTGAACAGCTTTACGTTCTGCAACATTTGCAGCAGGAGCTTTATATTTGCTTGCTGAGTTTGCAGCTTTTAAAGCTTTTGAATTGTCTGCCATGATTATGTCCTATCCAAAGGTATCAGACCACTGCTCTGCGAAAGCGTCGTCTAAGTTGATTGAGTATCTTGATTCCATCTGAGACCTGGTAGCCCAACGGTTGTTGAGGTATGGAGTCACATTGGTATTTTTTTGAATCATTTCACGGGCACGTATGACCGCAAACCATAAAGCCATAACGCAGTCGGTAGGACCTTTAGAGTCTGGCTTCCACGTGATGAGTTGTTGTACTAAGGCTTTGATGCCTTCGCTACCATCGCTAGATGGGAGCTCAATGAGGTTGTTCTTCTGGTGCTTCTCGTCTCGCATTGTTCCGAATAACGCTGACATAGAAGCCACGCCGAATGTAGTGTCCCATTTGTTCTTGCCGGTGAAGTGAGAGTTAAGTCTAACTCCTCGCCCTGCGAGCCAGTTCCGTAAATCTTCGTCGAGTTCAAAGGCTTTCTGGAATGCGTTGATCTCAATACGAACCTCTTGAGGTCGGTAACGTTCAACGTAAGCCTCAATAGCAGCCCGTATCTTTTGGTAGTTACCTTCTGCCATGTTGAGACAATCGAGAACATAAATCTTTCCATCCGCTTTGTTATAGGTAAGGGCAACGAGCGCAGTCTTACCAGCGATGGCTGGGTCCATACCAACAATGGTGTAACCCTCTAAGTGGTTAGGGTGTCCTACCGCTCCAGGCTTTAAAGGTCCGACTCTTCTAGCCCCGTTTGTGCTTCCCTGTACCAAGGCTGGAGGGAAGACGGAATCTTCCTGGATGTCTTCTTGCTGATAGACGAGAGCCCACGTGCTAGGTGTAACTTCTGAACGACGCTTAAATAAGGAAGGACCATCCCATTTTGGATAGTAACCAGCTTCATTGGCTGGGATGTCTTCGTCCCCGTCCCACGGGACGTCGCTCTCTTTCCAAAGAGTCGTCCAGTCTTTCGGGTCATCTGAAAATTGAAGAACCGCAGGCATGCCCATGTAAGTAAAAGGGCTACGACCACCTGACCAGTGCTTAGGATTTCTGAGTTCTTTATACAGGTCATTGGCTGCAATTCGCGTCCCGACTACTAGCAGTTTACCGTTCTTGCCTAGACGAGTGATAACTTCTTTTTGTAGCCAGTTAATTTGCTTGTCCCATTCATGGGCGTTGGCTGTGGTAATCACGTCGTCTAGAATAATTAAATCGGCGCGAGCGCCGTAAATCTGTCCACCCATACCGAGTGCTTGGATGGTAGGGTCCTTTTCGCTGGAGTTACGCGCATCGCCCCCAAGGTATACCGTGTCAGTTCGCCAAGTGTCTGCGTCTTGTTTCCAGCCACCCTCAGGTCCATAAGCATTCTGGAGCTTAAGCCATCTTGGATGCGACAAGCGCTGCTTGATTGCGTACACGAATTCACGTGCTTTGACTAAGGTCTTCGAAACTACGATGATTCGAACGTTAGGGTCTAGAGCGATGCGGTAAGTCGAGTAGTTCACCGTGATGACGGTGGACTTGGCATGTTCCGGTGGTACGTTGACCAGGAGCCTATGCCGTTCTGCTGGCTCATAAATCATGGACTCATGAAGCCAAGAAGGTTCCCGTCCCTCTAGTAGGTCTACCCAATCTTGATGATGGGGGAAGACTGTCTGCCCTAAAAAAATTTTTGAAAATTCTGAGAAGTTTAGGTCCTGCTTGTCCTTGCCAATGCTCGCCAACGAAGTTGACTCACCTCGCTCCTTCGCTTCGGCTAAAGCCTTTGCGAAGTCCGAGTCACGCAGTAACCACTGACGGATAGTATCTGGCTTCTTGTTGACTGCCGTCATAGCTTGGTGGGTGGTTGCCCCAGCCTCTACAAGGGATAGTACTTTCTCTTTTGCCTCGGCTAGAGCCTTTACTTTGAAGTGCGTCTCACCCTTGCCAAATCCATTTCCTGCCATTATTGTCCCTTGAGTAGGTAGTACTTTCCCGCGGCAGCAGTCTGTATAACTACTGTACTGTAACTGTATGAGCAGGCTATATAAAAGCCTGCGAATACAGGATTAAGAACTTTCTGCTCTATACTGTATTAATCCGTTCAAACAGCCATTACGAACAGATTATTTAAAACTTTCTTTAAAGTGTGACTAAGGTCACCAGAATACTGTACAGAATTAGACATTCAGGGCAAAGGTGTCACTATACCCCCAAAAAATTATAGGGTGAGTACGAGTACACTGGACAAGCCCGACTTAATAACCACCGGGTCAAGTGACCGGCTGTCGGTCTGTGGCTGGCTGGCTGTATAGCACAGCGTGCTGGACTGCAGACAGTATCCCCTCTCACCTCTGCGCCCTGTGGTTCGAGCGCCTCTGCCTTGGGGAAAGGATTAAATCCAAAACCCAGCAAGGCTTTCGTGAACTGTAAAGTCGGATAAAGCAAAAGCCCGACTTGACAGTTCTATCTCAAGCCTCGCGGTCTGAGCAGTGGATTCTGAAGTGTAGTAAGAATCCAGATTGGAGTATGTAATGTTGAAAGCGTGTCTGAAATGTAAAGATGAGTATTATGGTAATTCGTGGGGAATCGAATCTGTGTGCTTCTATTGTTATTTCGGAGCAAAAAATGTCCAATGGAAACCTGAATGGGATTTAGAATTAGAAAGGAATATGTAATGTTCACCCTTACCAACCTAACTAAAATATACGAAGGTATGTACCGTGCTGACTCCTTGCCTTGTCCTCGGTGCCAAGGAGTCGGAACAATAGAAATAGAAGGACGTCAAGTCTTTATGTATCATCAAGGGGCTCCTGTCCAAGAAGTGCTTTACAACTTCGAACCTGAGGATAGAGAACGCTTTATGACTGGCTTCTGTAATAAATGCTGGAGTATAATGATGGAGGATGACTACGAACAATCGGACCTAAATCCTTTGAACTGGTTGTCCCAAGATACAGAGGAGGACCTATGAGCCTAGGTATCAACGTAGAAACAAC